CGGCTTGGGCTATTAGTGTCGGGTGTTCGGTCACAATGGCGCTCACGGTACCACAGCCACCCCTTCTCATTCTTTATCCTATATGGATCAGTGGTTGCGCTATGTATGCTTGGGCTAGTTATACTCGCAAATCGTTTGGTATGATAGCCAACTATATTTTGTTAGTGACCATTGATAGCATTGGTCTTGTTCGTATGTTAATTAATTAAGGAAATATCATGGGAAAGAAAAAACAATCTGTAATTGAACCAAGTAATCTTGAACCAGGTTGGGTCAAGACAGGTGATAACTCTTGGGTCGCTACATTACAAGAAGATCCAGAAACAGGTGATTTGATTCTACCATTGCCAGATGAAGTAATGGCATCAAATGGATTTGAAATTGGTGATATACTAAAATGGAAAGATAATAAAGACGGGTCATTCATTATTACAAAGAAAGCATCCGAGGAGACAGAGTGGGTGCTAGTTGAGTGTGTCAGCACATTCCGTACTCGTTATATGGTTGAAGTGCCCAAAGGTAGTAGTGAGTGGGCAATGGATACTGTAACAATGAACGAAGCAAAGGAGTTTAGCCAAGAACATCTTGGTGAACAGATTGTCTCGCATCGTGTAGTAAGTAAAAAAGAAGCACTTGCCTTGTGTGATACAGACAATGACTATATCGGTGAGTGGGATAAAGAAACAAAAATGAAAAACTTTTTCACTACATGGAAAGAACAAAATGGAAACGATTGATGTATTAGACAAACCTTATCACCCAACCAAAGATTGGACAGATAGTGATTGGACTAAGTTTAGTGATTGGCTAATTGGAATGCTTAAAATTAATGAAAGTGTTACAGTTACTTTTACTAAAGTAGATGGTACCGAACGTGTAATGAATTGCACATTGAAGCCTGAATTGTTACCCGAAGCAAAACCATTAGCTGAAGGTAAACAACCTCGCAAAGAATCAACAACATCCATTCGTGTATATGATTTAGAAAAGAAAGAGTGGCGTAGCTTCACTACAAAAAACGTTACCAGAGTAGAATTTAGTATTTGACAATAAATGGTTATTGTGCTACAATACTTGTATCGAAACTGATAACACGGTATACACAATGAATTATACACTTAATACTGTTTATGAATTTGATTTGTCTGGCAAAGTGCAATTTGGAGATATGCCTGCAGAATATCTCTATAAACTTTTTCGTGACGGTAGGGTAGCATCTAAATTTTTAGAACACACAATTCCCACGTGGTTCCCTGATTTAGAATTTGTTGATCAAGATGGTTATGATCACGTTAGTAAAACTACAAGTCGTAAGTATGATTTGAAGGGATTTACTAAAGGCGGTGCATCATATGCACCATCAAATATGCTAGGTGCCGGCCGCAAAATCAATGAAGAAAAATTGCACGAACATGCCGAAACTATCGATTATATATTAAGTGACATTACAGAGTTTCCTAAAGTCAGAATTGTTTTTAAGTCAGGATCTGAATTAGTTAAAAATTATCCCAATGGTAAAATCCCGTTAAAAGAAAAAAAGGCATTATTCAATGCTTAAATAAAAAATGAACACAAACATAATTCACTTACAAGATTGCGTAGAAGGCATGTTAGCATTGCCTGCTAAAAGCGTAGATATAGTTACTACTTCACCCCCTTATAATTTAGGTATCGCATACGGCACTTATCAAGATAATAAACCTAGACAAGAATACTTAGAATGGTTAGATAAAGTTTTTAAAGCAGTAAAACATTGTCTCAAAGATGATGGACATTTCTGGCTTAACATGGGATATAGTAATATCGATCCTTGGGTAGGTATGGATGTAGGTAATGTTGCTAGACAAAATTTTGTCTTACAAAATAATTTTATCTGGGTTAAAAGTATTGCAATTGGTGATGTGACTTCAGGTCATTTTAAACCTATCAATAGTAATAGATTTTCAAATCCTACATGGGAACATTTATTTCACTTTACTAAAACAGGTAATGTAGAATGCGATAAACTCGGCGTGGGTGTCCCATATATGTGGGATTGTAATATTGATAATTCAAGCAGACTAAAGGGTAGACTCGCTAAGAAATTTGGTTTTAAGGATATCAAAGAATTTAATAAAAAAGCAAGTGACGAAGTTAAAGCTGATTTTGAAAAACAACTTGCAGTAAAATTATCAAATCAAAAACCTAAAGCAGAAACACGCTGTAAAGGTAATAGTTGGTTCATACCATATGATACTATCGCTAACAGAGAAAAACATCGTGGTAGTCATCCTGCAACATATCCAGTTGCATTGATTGAACAATGTATTAAATTTAGTGGTTTAAAATCAGGTGTATTAGTGGATCCTTTTATGGGTTCGGGAACTAGCGCAGTTGCAGCAGTCAAATGTGGATTAGAATATGTTGGCTTTGATATTGATAAAGATTATAGACAATTTGCAGAAGATAGGATAGCAGATTTTATATCCGGTATGTCACCCTCTTTAGACCCAAATTTATTTGAGACGGAAGAATAATATGGTAGACCCAGTAGAACTCTTTTGCACATACGATGAGGAACATAATACTTGGGTGGTATGGTTTCTTCATCCATTAGGTGGAATGAATGTTTTGGAATCATTTATAAATGAAGCCGATGCTAGAGCATTTCACAAAGAACAATTAGATAGCGCCGATTATTCCATTTAACTTTACTATTTTTAAATAGTAGTATATAATACACACATGAAATATGCACTAATCGACCTAGCCAATACATTTTTTCGTGCCCGTCACGTGGCATCACGCAATAGCACAACAGAAGAAAAAGTGGGTATGGCCCTTCATCTTACTCTAGCGAGTATTAATCAAGTTGTTAAACGTTTTGGAATCGACCATGTTGTAGTCTGTTTAGAGGGTAGGTCGTGGAGGAAGGACTTCTATAAGCCTTATAAAGCCAATCGTGTAGTAGATACAATGTCTCAAACAGAAGCTGAAGTTGAGGAAAATAAACTTTTTTGGGGAACATATGAGACCTTCACGACCTACCTCAAAGACCGCACAAACGTAAGTGTATTGCGTGATCCTAAGGCTGAAGCTGATGATATCATAGCAAGATTTATACATTTGCATCCAGAAGATCAACACTGGATAATTTCAAGCGACACCGATTTTGTGCAGTTGATTACAAAAAAAGTTCAGCAATACAATGGTATAACTAATGAGTTAATTACTCTTGAGGGCTATCTTAAGGATAACGGTAAGCCTGTATTAGATAAATTAAAGAATCCGAAACTATTAGAGGATCCACAATATATATTATTCCGCAAATGTATGCGCGGTGATGCGACTGACAATGTGTTCAGTGCTTTTCCTGGGGTGCGTGAGAAAGGTTCAGCAAAGAAAGCTGGATTGATTGAGGCTTATGCTGACCGTGAAAAACAAGGCTACACCTATAACAATTTGATGTTGCAACGTTGGACCGATCACGAAGGCCAAGAGATCCGTGTGCGTGATGCGTATGAACGTAATCGGGTATTGATTGACTTGACAGCACAGCCCGAAGATGTTAAACTATCAGTAGATACAAATATTCGTGAGGGTGTTCGCACAACTACTATTCCTCAAGTGGGAATTCACCTGATGAAGTTTGCGGGGAAATTTGAATTGAATAAGATTGCAGACAACGCAGAGACATATGCAAAATGGCTTAACAGCCCTTACGTAGGAGTATTAAAATGAATAACAGAGTAAGAGAATTAATTAAAGAACATGGAAGTGATTCCAGCGGTAAGTGGGTAGCAGTTGATAAGGTAGAATTGATTGCCGAGATGATTGTAAAAGAATGTGCTGATATTGCTGATAAAGCAGAACCATACAAGTCTACTGATTTGATTAGACAACACTTTGGAGTTGAAGAATGAAATTTAAAATTTGCGGAATAGATTACGAGGTAAAATATAAGACCCCAGAAGAAATGCAAGGCACAATTGGTCTAGCACGATTCAATGACCAAGAGATTTGGATTGGTAATCAATTCACTGAACAAACTAAAAAGATTGCATTGTGGCATGAAGTATTACATATTCTAGACCATGCTTACAATCTAAAGATGACTGAAGAACAAGTTAAGTTTCAAACCCATGCACTAATTGCATTAGTAGAAGATAACCCAGAGATATTTAAAAAATGAATGTAGAAGAATATGTTAAGGAACTAGAAGGTTATCTTGATCCTCAAATAACAGTGAAGTTTAAAGATTGGTCAACTGAAACCAAATTGTATATGTATCTACATCATATTCAATTGCGACATATGGAAGAGTTTAGTCATACATTGAGTATCGTTACACAAATGATTAGGTCTAAAAATTGAAAAAAGATTTTGTTCTCGGTTTTCTAGTTAGCACTATACTTTGGTTGTTTTTATTAAGCCAAGTAGATATCCCCGAAATGATTATTTTACATAAAAATGTTTGTGTAAACACTATAAAGAGTTAATGATGCGTAAATACATAACCAACAAATTCAATAATGTATTTCTTCCCTATGAAGAAGGTTTGATTGAATGGCTAGTTGAGAATTATCCAAGTAGTCAATATCGTATAGTGGAGGTAGTATGATTAATTTTCATTTCAAACTTGATAACCCGTGGGGTGATCGTTGGGAGTATCTTTGGTCTAAACACAAAATTATTTTCAAACACAAAGCATGGGAATTATCCGCATATCATACAAATACTATTGTTGAATTATATTTTCACTATAGAATAAGATGCGACCATGCTGGAGTTAAATTTATGTTTAGCCTGTTTGGTTATTCTATTGAATTTAATTTATATGATACCCGTCATTGGGATAATGAAAAAAACAAGTGGGCCTCACCATGAGAAATCAAGCTGAATACTTTAAAGAAAATCGTTACCAAGCTACATATGAATTTGGTCAACGTATCTTTGGATATTGGAATAGTATTCCATTCGTAGGAACCGTTGGCAATGATACTGTAATCAATGAAAGTATTGGTCCTCAATTCAGCATTCATTTGGATTTACCGATTCGCTTTGAGAATACTACTTATAGTGTTATAGTAGACAAACAAAGTAATTTTAAAAAGATTACAAAACTAATAGAAATGGAAGAAGATGACAAAACCACTAATCGCAAAACCCGTAGTTAAAAATCAATTTTGGATTGTTACTGATGGTAAAGAAAAAGTAGGCAATGTTATTGCCGACGGGTCTGGCTTTGAGGTAAAACTCAATGGCAACAAAACTCATTTCAAAAATACTAATACTATTAAGAAACAAACTAATATTCAGTTTGAAACAGTTAAGGTAGATAAGAACAAAAAAGAAATACCTTTCAACGAATATCCTACAACAAAGAAGGTATATAACTCTATACTTGATATCAAACGTAAGATTCACTTATTCACAAAAACACAGAAAAGCAAGTGTTTTCATGCTGCAGGATGGTATGTTCTGTGTCAGGGAGACGAGCCAACTGTCGCATTTTGCCCTAAATACATCTTTATACAGCGTTATGAGTATCTAGGTCCGTTCAAAACTGAGGATGAAGCAAAAAGTGTGATAAATATCTAATGATTCATATCAAACGATTTATTGATAGGGTAGCAAATATTGAAACTAGACAGGGCAAAGATGTGGTTATTCCATTATCTGAAGCACGTGGATTGCGTGATGAATTAGCTAAACTATTGGTAGATCACTATGAAGTTACTGAAGGAAAGAAGAACACTTCCGAAGTTATTCAAGTTGAACTAGTCGGAGGTAAATTTTAATGAGTAGAACACAACCAAAAGTATTATTGGAACTTGTAGATAA